GAGGGGGTATACAAGAAGGTGGACGAAACAATGGTTTATATAATATTGGAGTTTATCTTAAGAAAGCATTTCCTGCAGAATGGGAAAATAAATTGGAAGATTATAATAAAGAAAAATATATTAATCCACCAATAAAAGCACAAGAAGTCATTTTAGTTGCAAAATCATTACAGAAAAAAGACTATGATTATAAATGTAAAGATCAGCCAATATGTGATTTTTGTCAGGACAAATTATGTTTCACTAGAAAGTTTGGTAAGTCAGGTGCACCGGATATAGATATTACAGGAATTAGAATGTTGGATTCGGATCCGCCAGTTTACTTTGTAACTGCAGATGGTGAAACTATAGAATGTGATCCTGATACATTGCATGATCCAGATAAGTTTTCAAAATTAGCAATGATGACCATTAACAAAACATTATTGTCTACAAATAAAATGATGTGGAAGAAAAGATTAAATAAACTTTTAGCAGAAATGGATGAACCATTAAAAGCTCCAGATGATATGAGAATTGATGTTGTATTACAAAATGCATTAATAGAATATTTAAGTCGTAATGGAAAATCTATAGATGATATTTTAAAACGTAGAGCATTTTCAGAGAATGGACATAGCTGGTTTAAGTTTAAACATTTTTGGAAACATTTATTAGGTACAAGATTGTGGCAAGATAAAACTTATAACTACAATAAAACTATTCGTTTAATGCAAAATTTATTTGAAGCAAAACAAGTTACTAAAAAGATAAATGAAAAAAGTGAGAAGGTTTGGCAGATAGAAGGACTTACTTTAAATCAAACTATAATTAGAAAGAATGAAAAGAAAAAAGCTGAGTTTGAAAAATGAGAATCATAATTCCAGGACCGCCAGGCACAGGTAAAACACATACGTTAATTCATAAACATCTAAAATATGAATTGTTTGATCTTAAAACAGATCCAAAAAAAATTGCGTATATTTCATTTAGTAATGCCGCAGCAAAAGAAGCACAAAAAAGAATATCGGATGCATACCCACAGTTTGAATTTGAATACATTTCAACTATGCATGCGATGGGTAAACGAGAACTTGGAATTGATACCAATACACAATTACTACAGGGTAAAAACTGGAATGCATTTAAAAATTTTTCTAAAGTTTGTGATGATTTGTATTTTGAAAATTATGAATCTGAATCCGGATACCGAGAATATAAAAATCCATACATGAAAGCGATAGAATATTCACGCGCAAAACAAATTAATTTGATGGATGCGGTATATGAACTAGAACTCGATACAAGAATTGATGATGATTTATTATATCAGATTGAACAAGACCTGACTGATTATAAAGATCATTATACCATGTTTGAATTTTCAGACATGTTGACCAAGTTTGTTGAGAAAAAATTGTGTCCGTCCCTCGATGCAGTTTTTCTTGATGAAGCACAGGATCTGAATCCTCTGCAGTGGAAAATGTTTTATTACATTGAACAACAATGTAAGCGATCATACATTGCAGGGGATGACGATCAAGCGATCTATACTTTTCAAGGAGCAGATCCTAGTGAGTTTATAAATTTAAAAGGTAAGATTGATGCACAAGTTGAGTCACGTCGTGTACCTCGTGCAATTCATAAAGTCGCTGTATCCGTGTTATCGAACATGGAAGAGAGAATGCAAAAAAAATGGAATCCAAGAGATGCTGAAGGTGAAGTCATTGATTATTTAGATATTACCGACATTGATTTTAGCACGGGAGAATGGATGATATTGACTAGAACCAATGATCAGATGAAACCTATTGTTGAACATTTACATACTATAGGTTACAGATTTGACTGTAAATTCAATGACTTATTGCCTTTTGAGTTATTAGAAGCCATCAATGTTTGGGAGAGATTAAATAAAGGTGCAAGAATATCTGGAGAGGAAGCTGCAATTGTTTATGAACATTTAACCAAAGCAGAAGTTAAACATAAATTTAAAGGTCAAAGTTTTGATGCTATTGATTCTGTAGATATCGATGAATTAAGAATGAATCACGGACTCAATGTATCTGGCGATTGGACAGTGTTGAAGATGGATGAAGCACAGAAACAGTATATCAAGGACCTCGTGGCAAGCGGCGAGGATCTAAGTAAACCAGCGAGAATAAAAGTTTCAACTATACATTCTGTTAAAGGTGAAGAATGTGAGAATGTAATTTTGTTTACAGATTTAGAAAAAATTATTTACGATTCAGCTCAAGTAAATAAAGACCCAGAACATCGTTTGTTCTTTGTGGGAATCACAAGAGCTAAAAACAAATTGTATATTATGAATCAAGATTCAGAATATCAATACTATATAGGAGAAGACATATGACAAACGAATCTTTTTTTAGAAAAAAAGAAAATGCAGACGAAAAACAAATTGGAGGATCACATTATAAAATAAAAATACAGCCATATAATTTTATTATGTCCAATGACTTGAACTTTTTTCAGGGTAATGTAATAAAATATGTAGTCAGATATTTGAAAAAAAATCAAATCGAAGACCTTAACAAAATTATTCACTACTGTGAATTAGAAATTGATAGACTAAGAAAGGATTGGGATAAATAATTGTTTAACGCAGCAACAGAATGGATATGTCCTGAAAATTTTCCAGACTTATCTGGTTACCCTTACATTGCAATTGACTTAGAAACAAAAGATCCTGATTTAAAAACAAAAGGATCTGGTTCGGTGATAGGTCGTGGAGAAATTATTGGTATTGCAGTCGCTGTAGAAGGTTGGTCAGGTTATTATCCTATTGGTCATCGTGAAGGTAATTTAGATAAAACAAAAGTTTTAAAATGGATTACGGATGTATGCAAAGCAGAGAATACAAAAATATTTCACAATGCTATGTACGATGTATGTTGGTTAAAATCTTATGGAATTCAAATCAATGGACACATTGTAGATACGATGGTGATGATGTCTTTGATTGATGAAAATCGATTATGGTATTCGTTAAATAGTGTGGCTTATGATTATTTAGGTGAAGTTAAAGATGAAAAAGGTTTAAAAGCGGCAGCAGAGGCTGCAGGTGTAGATGCTAAATCTGAAATGTATAAACTTCCTGCAATGGATGTTGGAGCATATGCAGAAAAAGATGCTGAATTAACTTTAGAATTATTTAGAGTCTTATCAAGAGAAATTAAAAAACAAAATTTAGAAAACATATTTGATTTAGAAACAAATTTATTTCCATGTTTAGTTAATATGAAATTTAAGGGTGTCCGTGTGGACGTTGAAAAAGCTCACGCACTGAAACAAAAGTTAGTTTCACAAGAAGAAGAGTTATTGCTAGCAGTAAAAAAAGAGACAGGAATAGAACCCCAAATATGGGCTGCAAGATCGATTGGAAAAGTGTTTGAACAACTTTCTTTACCTTATTCCAGAACTGCAAAATCACAAGCGCCATCCTTTACTAAAAATTTTTTACAGGAGCATCCGCATCCAGTGGTTCAGAAGATAGCAAAAGCTAGAGAAATAAACAAGGCACACACAACATTTATTGATACGATTTTAAAGTTTTCTCATCGAGGTAGAATTCATGCAGATATTAATCCTATTAAATCAGATCAAGGTGGAACAGTTACAGGTAGATTTAGTTATTCTAATCCAAACCTACAACAGATTCCTGCAAGAAATAAAGACTTAGGACCAATGATTAGAGGATTATTTATTCCAGAAAAAAATCATACCTGGGGTTGTTTTGACTATTCACAACAAGAACCAAGACTTGTTGTGCATTATGCAGCAACAACAGAACCTATCTGTTTTGATGATTCAGTATCCACTATCGTAGAAAAATTTAAAAATGACTCAGTAGACTTTCACCAAACTGTGGCTGATATGGCCGGTATATCTAGAAGTAATGCTAAGACAATTAACCTTGGATTATTTTATGGTATGGGTAAAGCAAAATTACAAGCTGAGTTAGGACTATCAACTAAAGCTGAAGCAGAAAATTTATTTAATCAATATCACAATAATGTTCCTTTCGTGAGAGAGCTGATGAATAGAACATCAGCTCATGCTCAAACATCTGGATCCATTGGAACACTATTAGGTCGTAAATGTAGATTTAATAAATGGGAACCTAATCAATTTGGAATGCATACACCAATGACTTTAGAAGAAGCTGAAAGAACTTATGGTCGAGGAAGAATTAGAAGAGCATTTACTTACAAAGCTTTAAATAAACTGATTCAAGGATCAGCAGCTGATATGACAAAAAAAGCAATGTTAGATTTATATAATGAAGGTATTGTACCTCATATTCAAATTCATGATGAATTAGATATTTCTGTGGAATCAGAAGAACAAGCAAAAAAGATTATTGAGATTATGGAAAATGCTGTTACACTAGCTGTCCCTAATAAAGTTGATTATGAATCAGGTAATACATGGGGAGATATTTTTGGATGATAATATTTACAAATTGGAGAAGTAGACTATGGCATATCTTAACGCAAATATTCCACCTATTTATTGCAAAATTAGGACTGAGTATCTCTATGATATGGACATGTCTAAAAAAGGTGAGCAAGACTGTGTGGTCTTTGGGATCGCAAGTATATCAGGACGCGCCTTATTATTTCACATCATGCTCCCGAATGGTGCGGTCTACTATCGGTTGCCTATCTCAGCTTTTTTCCAAAAACATTTACAAAGAGCCGAGGTGCCGGATATGTCGGTCGACCAGCTACAGTTGTGGAACTGTTTTAGTTATTGGCCTAGCGTTCATTGCTTTGATTGGCTGGCTGGTGTAGACGGAAAATATCGAGGAAAAGATAAAAAATTTTATCCTGGTCAGTATCTTTTTACGGTTGACTGGGCGCATCCAGAGACTAATATACTGAATACGGAACATTCTGAAATACCGCAAGAGCACAAATGTGCTCACATAATGCAGTTAGAAAACGGCAATTATGCAGCACAACCTAACAATAGAATAATTTGGCATATTAATAGTTACACAACAGATAACAGTTGGCCAGATTATAAAGTACAAAACACGTACTGGGATTGTGAAGGTGATGACTGGGTAACAGAAGATTCTGATAAAATGTTTTACGAAGTGGAGGAAAAAAATGGACAGTAAAGATTTTAAAAAACATATTGCTCAAAAGTTAAAAGAAACTTTATCTAAAGAACAATCTACTTATCATTTTAAACAAAGACAAAGTAGACCTAGAGCACAAGAAAATATAATTAATCCTAAGCTTAAAGGAATTTAATGAAAATTAGCGATTCTACACCAGTGGCACTGCCACTACGTAATCTTCTTACGATTATTGGAGCCGTAGGTGCTGGAGTGTGGTTTGCATTTGGTGTTATCGAAAGATTAAATAATTTAGAAACAAAAAATCAATTGTTTGAAAAAGATTTACTGGAAGCAAGTGTTCAAAAACCCATCGACAACGAACAGTACATGCTCCTGGAATTTCAGGCAAAACAAATAGAAAAAATTCAAAAAATATTAGAAGAAAATTTACACACCAATGTAATGTTAGAACAACATGAAAAAGAAATAGAAAAATTAAAAAAGGATGTAGAACGATTAAAAGATCAAACTAGAGATATTAAATTTAGTAATGGTAATGGTAAACATTAATGATTGAAACTATTGTAGCACTTTGTATGTTTCTTGGAGAAAAAATGATTGAACATTCTCCTAAAGAATCTTTGTCTGAATGTTTAGAAACTAAAAGAAAAATTGAACGAAACACAGATAGTGGTAATTCACGTGTTAAATGTGCTGTAGTTAAAGCTAAAGTTTATGTAGATGAACATGGAATTAAAAGAATAGAAGAAATAAAAGAGCATTAAATTCAATGAAATATAGAACTTGTATATACTGGACATGTTTTGGTTGTGTGTTATTAAAACAATGTAAATGTTATGAAACTAACAACTAATTTTTCATTAGCAGAACTTACAGCCTCACAGGTTGCCGCCCGCAAGGGTATCAACAATAATCCTACTGCTGGGCAAATAGAAAATCTTAAAAGATTATGTGAGTCTATCTTACAACCTATTCGTAATCATTATGATTCACCGGTCATTATATCATCAGGTTACAGATCCGCAGAACTTTGTATTCATATTGGTAGCACCATTCATTCACAACATGCAAAAGGTGAGGCCGCAGATCTACAAGTAATTGGTGTTGATAATAAAGCTTTAGCAAAATACATCAAAGAAAATTTAGATTTTGATCAACTTATTTTAGAATATTATAAGGAAGAAGAAGGCCCACACAGTGGCTGGGTACATGTGTCTTATGTTGGTAAAGGAAATAGAAAGGAGTCATTGACCGCAACTAGATCCGATGTTACTAAGAAGACAGTGTATTCACCATGGTAAAAGACGATTTTGATATACAAGACTTATTAGGTTCGGTTAGAACCGTTCATGGACATTGTCCTGAATGTGGTGAAGAAACATTACTGGTTGCAATTGTCACTGATTACTATAGATGCACAAATTGTGGAGAGGACACCAAACAATACGTTAATGGGTCCATAAAGTATTTAAAGATTACAAAGGAAGATGAAGAATGGCTAAAAAAGCAAAAGGTTTCGGGGTCGACAACTATATTAAACGTAAAAAAATAAAACGTCCTAAATGTCATTCAAAATCACCTAACAAATCTTACACTAAAAAGAAATCACGTGGACAAGGTAGACCTTAAAACAAGATTAGGTAGAAAAACCAACGGATCCACTTTGATGCGTTGGATGTTTTTTACATCTGCTGTTGTTTCTTGTTTTATTTTAACGTCTTTTAAATTACCTATTTTTCAAGCGATCGGATGGGGTCTTAGCGGGATATCTTGCCTC